AAGTAATTATAATGGCAGGTTCATTAGAATTTGCTAAACTAGTAGTTGCATCATTACTGTATCAATATTGGGATTCAATAAATAAGTTCTTAAGATTTTATTTGTCGGTTGCGGTATTTGTGTTAATGATAATCACATCAGGTGGTATATATGGGTTCTTATCTGGCGCATATCAAGAAACAGCGACTAAGTCTGAATTTCTAGATAAATCATTATTGGTATTACAAACTAAACAAAATAGGTTCGAAGAAAACAAAACTGATTTAACATTAGAGAAATCACAATTGAATACAACGATTTCCGATTTACGGACATCGCTTTCTAATCCAGCTCAAGTATCTTATTATTCAGAAGATGCTGGACAGGTTATAACAACTACTTCAAGTTCTACTAGAAAGGCTTTACAACTTGAATTAGATGCAACGATTGATGATAGAAATAATATAAATCTTAAGTTAGAGGCTGTACAAGATTCTATAATGAGACTTGATACAGACTTATTAGAACTTGAAATGGGTAATGAAGAACAGAGAGAGCTAGGACCACTCAAGTACTTATCAGAAACTACTGGTAAGGATATGGGACAAGTAGTTAATTGGTTCCTATTATTAATTATATTTGTATTTGATCCATTAGCGATTGCAATGGTAGTAGCAGCTAACTTTGCATTTGCTCAAATTAAACCTAAAGAAGATTTAGATATTCCAGTTGAAGTTCCTGATATGAGAGAGCCATTGGGCGAATGGGCGAATAAAGAAATAGTTATTGAAGAAGAGAAATTAGATCAAGAATCGATGATTAAAAAGAATGAAGAAATTTTAGCTACACCTAAAGAAGATATATACAAAGAAAGGGAAAGGCCTGTCCCTCCAAACCAAGGCCCGGGCAAAAAAAGTTATTGGTAATATAAAATAAATAGTTATGGCAAAGAAAAAAGTTACACATAAATTCAAAACAAAAAAACGAGATGGTAAGACATATATGATATGTCGAAATAGTATTCCAGACCAAAAATATTGGGCATGGCAGTTTCTAGGAGATAAGCCTAGATGTAGTGAATGGTCTGAAATAGGAAATGGAGCTACCGCGGTACTATGTTATAAATGTGTATCACAGACAGTAGGGCCTCCAGAAATAAAAGGTGGATATGTATCGAAAGGAAGACCTCGAGGATGGCAATTCATGAAAGAGTTTGTTGATCCACAAGGTAATGTATTTCATAAAGGTAAAGAACAACCTAAACTTAAAGGTACATTACAACCTACTAAAATCGATCGTGAGCCTAAAAAGAAATTATCTAGAAACGAAAAAGATCAGTTACGAGAAAAGATATTAGAACAAATGGCAATGGTTAGAGGTGATCTTAAGAAGGCTAAATGGAAGAAAGATATCAAATCGGGTAATTCACAAATGAAAAAATTAGAACGTCAGTTAAAAAAGATACGCTAATATTTTGTATTACGAAACATTTTCATTATATTAAAATAAATTAGAAAGGAATAGATGAGTATATACGAAGAACAACAACCAAAAGAACCATTAGTAATTGAAGAACCTCAAGGTAAATTATATGAGGCATTACATAATCAATTAGGTACATTGTTAGATTATGAAGATTCTGTGATCTTTATTAATGATGAAATAACAGATCATACATTGACAGACTTTATTATTCGAATGAGAAGTTTGCTACAACATAGAAAAGATAGAAATGCTCCTATTAATTTAATGATCAATAGTCCAGGCGGAGATATTTATGAAATGTTTGGTATTATAGATTATATAGAATCATTAGATGTACAAGTAAATACAATATGTAGAGGAAGAGCATTTTCAGCAGCTGCAATAATTTTAACATGTGGTACTGGTACAAGAATGATGAGTAAACGATCGACGGTTATGTTTCATCAATCATCGAGCTTCCTAGGAGGTAAAATGTCAGATATAACTGCATATCTAGATAATGTAAAAAGTTTAGAAAAAATTATATACGGCATGTTGTCAGAAAAAACAAATAAGGATGCCGAATGGTGGAAAAATAAGATGAGAAGCGACATGTTTTTGACAGCAGAAGAATTATTAGATATTGGAGTAATAGATAAAATTATATAAATTATGAAATTAACAGCAGAACAAATAGTAGAAAATTGGGAAGCCTTAATAAAGATTATCGACGATAATTTTACAGGCGAAAGAAAAGATAAACTAAAAGCAATGTATACAGATTTAGAAGATAGAATGTCTGTACAACCTGCTTCTAGTTTTGATCATTATCATAATGCATTTGAGGGTGGTTATGTAGACCATGTTTTAAGGGTCATTAAATGTGCACAAAAGGTTCATTCATTATGGACTGAGATGGGTGCAGATATGTCTGGATATACAAAAGAAGAATTATTATTTGTAGCTTTAAATCATGATATAGGTAAGATGGGATTTCCTGGAGAAGGTAATGAGGTATATATTCCTAATGATTCTGAGTGGCATAGAAAGAATCAAGGACGTATGTATAAGATTAATCCTAACAACCCTTTTAGCCTCGTAAATGACCTATCAATATGGTTATTGCAACATTATAACATTAGCATCACTTGGAACGAAATGCTAGGTATAAAATTAACAGACGGGTTATATGATGAAAGTAATAAACCATACTTTATGTCAAGGACAGCAGATTCTAAATTGAAAACTAATTTAGGATATGTTATGCACCAAGCTGATGCAATGGCTGCTAGAATTGAATTTGAAATGTGGTATAAAGGTAAGCCAGTACAATCTACGCCGATTAAAAAACAATATGCTAAAAAAGGATTATCAGATAGTACAGCATCAGTTAATGCACAAGAGATGTTTAAAGACTTATTTGGAGATAAATAATATGATAACAACAATAATAATATTATCAACAGTATTAGCAATTTCATTATTTGTTAATATTAATCAGTTACGTAAACAAGAAACACAATCAGAGTATATTGATGAATTAGAAAATTCAAATACCGAATATTATACATTCTTTCAAAAATTAAAAACTCAGGTTGGTGAATCAAATTCCAAATTAAAACAAATTGATAGATTGGGTTCATTTGAATCTGATGATGAAACGGGATTTGCTTTCAGAGAACTTAAAGAAATATACGACGACTTAAATAGAGGATTTTAATGGCAGAAGAAAAAGAAATACAAATTGAATATGCAGAAGGCGAATCGCCAGTAGATAAATTTTATATATGGCATGCTGCCGAAATGAAAGATATTGAAGAGAATGGTCCTAAAAAACGTAGAGGCCGAAAGCCTAGTAAAAAACAATACTTTACTTACATAACAGATAAAGCTATTATTGCATATAATTTTGAACCTTCTTTTGCAAAAAGAAATAAAGTATTTAGAGAGTATATTAATTATCCATTTAATAAACTAGTAGAAAATATTTATTACACATTTCGATTTAGTTATTTTGATGTTCCATATGAAGATATAAAAGCAGAAGTAGTTGCATTTTTAACAGAGAAGATAGGAAAATTTAAGGAAGGAAAAGGAAAGGCCTTTTCATATTTTTCAATTGTAGCAAAAAATTATCTTATTATTCAGAACAATGCTAATTATGCTAAAATGAAACAACGGTCTGACTTAACAGCTGTTGATGAAAATAGAAATATCCAAGGAGAAGTGTCGTTATCAGATCATCAAGAATCTTTAAGAGATTTTACAAATCAATGGTGTAATTGGTATGATGATAATCTTAATACAATATTCACAAATAAACGAGATATAATTGTAGCCGATACAATATTAGAATTATTTCGTATGAGAGATAATATAGAAAACTTTAATAAAAAAGCTCTTTATATTCTTATAAGAGAAAGAACTCAATTAAAGACTCAAAATATTACTAAAGTAATTAATGTAATGAAAAGAGATTATGCTAAAATGTATCAAGTATATGCTAAATCTGGTCATATCGTTAATGCATATAATCTACCTGATCTAAAGTAATAGTCCTTTATATTTATATTAAAGGGCTAATATGAGTACAGAATTCGAATTATTTAAAGGTACTAATTTTTCAGACTTGATGCGTGATATTTATCACAACTCAAAAAAGAAATCTAGACAAATTGATTCATTGATTAAGAGTCTTGAACCAATGATAAAAAATACGGGCGATGCTACTGTCATAGTTCCTATGATTAAAGACTATTTAGAAGTATCTGTTAAGAATGATGATGCTCTAGTTAAACTAGCTGCGGTCTGTCAAAGACTTGTTTCTGCGTCAGGTAAAGATGATGATGGAAATGAATTTGGATTGACTGAAGAAGAAAGAGCTCGATTATTAGAAGAAGCAGAAGCTGAAATTGAAAAATTAAAACCGGAATCAAATGGCACAAGCGAAGTTCGAGGTAGCACAAGTAGTACAGACTTGGTTACCGACCCAGTACAAGAAGACTAAAAATATAACTAGTGGATTAGATCTTCCTCAAGGCACGATCCGTATAAGAATGGCCGGAGCTGCAGCTAAAGAAGATTATGCATTTCCTGCAGATCCTAATCGAATGCCTATACCGTTATATGGTGAACAAGTACTATGTATTAGTCAGCCTGATGGTAAAGCTACCGCGAGAGGTCAAAATAAATGGTACTATACACAAGTAGTTAATACACATGGAAATGTAAACAATTCTATCTTACCGTTCTTGCAAGATATGGCAACTGCAGAAGGAAGTTATACTCCTGACCCAATTGTTAAGACCGGTCAAGGGATGAAGCCAAAACAGTTAAGCTTCAAAGAACAGGATATAACTTACATACAACCTTTCCAAGGAGATACAAATCATCCGGATAGATTTGGTAGTATTTTAAGATTTTCGTCTACACATTTACCAGCTGAATTATTATATTACAAAAAGAAGCCATTTTGGACCGGAACAAAAAAAGGAGATCCTATTGTATCATTAACATGTGGTGTTAAAGATGCAAGAACAGGAAGAAGTGTTGATAAATATTATTCTATAGAAAATCCTGACGACGATTCTGCATTTATATATTTAACATCATCTCAAAAATTCAATAAGTTCAAAACTGCTCAAAAGAAAATAGGAGCAAAAGTTAAAAAATTAAATGTATATGATAAACCACAAGTTATAATAGGTTCAGATAGATTAGTATTTAATGCACGTAAAGATGAGATATTATTAATTGCTAAGAAAGATGTTAAAATTGCTACACCTAAATGGCAAACTGATATGGATGAATTTTTCACACAGATGTTAAAATTAATCGAAGAGGTTATAAAACAAAACAAAAATCTCGAAGCAGCACATAAAGAAATAGGTAAGGTTGCTCAATCAAATGCAACATCAATACACCCAACAGGAGTTGGTCCTAGTGGTCCTCCAATGAATGCTGGAGCTTTTGTTGCTTCAAAAGGTAAATCTGTATCAAATTCAATGACTACAAAACAAATAAGATCGAAAATTGAACAAATTAAATCGGCAATTAAAAAGATGGAACAATAATGCCATTAAGTCCTAAAAGAAGGCCATTACAGTCAGAGCTAAAAGGAATATTAGGTAGTCCTGATGACCCCTTATCCGGTATAAAGTTGGCTAATGCATTATCTAATTTTTCAAAAGGAATATTACCTCCGACATTAGGAATATTTACAGGCAAAGCGCCGGCAGCTGCTGCATATGATTCTGCACCACCATTTGGTAAGACTAAAGGAATTGAAGATGCAATTAATACGTTTGCATCTTTTAATGCATCAGGCATGTCTCCATTTGCATTTACTGGTATAGCACCTCCACCTATATTTGGTCTACAAAAGTTATTTGATTTTGTAAAGAATAATAATGGAACTGTAGATGATATTGCAAGATTATTGTCGAATGCAATATTAATCAATTATACATTAGGTAAGTCAATCTTTACTCCTTTAAGTATTACAATACCAACATGGAATATTCCAATATTACCTGGAGCAGTTCGTGATGAGATGGATAGCAGTAAAAATGACGCTATAATGGCGAAGGCTGCTAAACAAGATGAGACAGCATCCAATATTGCCAATTGGGAAGCGGATAATGGCGAACCCGGGCCTGAACAACAAGATTTCTTCGATCGAATGTCTCAAGCCGAGTAGTAAACCTAGCCTAAATACCACTTTAAACATATTTATTAAAAAGGGAATTTACTATGAAAACAGAAGGATTCGTAAAGTTATTACGTAAGGTAATTAGGGAAGAAGTTCGTAGCGTTATTAAAGCAGAACTAAAACCTATCTTAAATGAAGTGAAAATCAAGAACCATGATATTAGTCTTCAAGATGTAGTATCATTAGATAACACTCCTAAACAATCGGTTACAAAAAAACAATTTGTAAAAGATCCTATATTAAATGAAATGTTAAATCAAACTGCAGCAACGCCGACAGCACCAGAAGCTGGAGAGTGGACTACTATGAATTTTAGATCAGAAATGGCACAAGCAATGGGAATGCCTAGTTCAGGACCACAGCCATTAGCCACAACAGGAATTAATGGTGAAGCTATTGATATGAGTAATAAAGAAGTTGCTAAAACAGTTGATAATATGACTAAAGATTATTCGGCATTAATGAAAGCAATCAATAAAAAGAAGGGCATCTAATAAATGGCTAGACCAATATATCAATATAAACCAGTAGATAGTAAAGATCAAGCTATAGGAATTTTGTTACCATTAAATAGGTCAGCAAAAGGAAAGGCAGTCAATTCTGAATATTCGGCATCTGCAACTACAGGTAAAGGTGTATTTGAGTCTTCATATTCAACACAAGAAGCTGTTATAACTAATCTTAAGAATTTGATATTAACTCAAAAGGGTGAAAGATATATGCAGCCAAATTTTGGAACAAATGTTAAGAAAGTTTTATTTGATAATAATACAGAAGATATCCGTGAAGCATTACAAGAAACTATGGATGAGGATATTAAATTATGGTTGCCATATGTAAAGTTATCGAATATAGATATAAGTTCGTCAGATGATATGCATTCATTAAACATTAAATTATCGTTTCTTATTGATTCGGTTGGGGCAAATGTAGTAATTAACATTTTAGCTAATGAAAATAGTTTTCAAATAACCGAAGTTGTAGAAGATACATCTTTACAACAAGTTGGAACATTTGGATCTGATACGGCTTTTAGTGCCGGGCTAGGTGGAGCTTATTAAAAAGAATAAAAGAGAAAGGTTGAATTATGGCAGACTTAATTAAGAAAGATGTAAAATACTTAAATAAAGACTTTGCACAGTTTAGACAAAATTTAATAAACTTTGCAAAAAATTATTTTCCGGACACATACCAAGATTTTAACGAATCTTCTCCTGGTATGATGTTTATGGAAATGGCGTCATATGTAGGAGATGTATTATCATATTATACAGATTCATCATTTAAAGAGTCGATGTTAGCTTCTGCAGAAGAATCTTCTAACATATTAATGTTATCACAATTATTTGGATACAAGCCAAGGCTAAATGCTCCAGCAACATGTACTATAGATTTATTTCAATTAGTTCCTGCTAATGGGTCTGGCGCATCTGCAGTACCGGATATGGAATATGCATTAACAATAGCATCCGGAATGGAAGTTTCTACGGACGATGGTATAGTATTCCATACAGAAGAATCTGTTGATTTCAACCAAGACCCGGAAGTAACAGTTTATGAAATTGACGGGAGTGGAAATGTTTCTAGATACTTACTTAAAAAACAAGTTAAAGTAATATCGGGTCAAATTAAAACTGGAGAGTTTTCTTTTACAGATCCTAAACCGTATGATAAAATTGTATTACCGGATACAAATATTATAGATGTTATTTCTTGTATAGATAGCGCGGGTAATAAATGGCATGAAACAGATTATTTAGCACAAGATACTATATTTGAAGATATAGCAAATATACCATTTAATGATCCAGAATTATCGGCATATAGATCGACAGTACCATATATATTAAAATTAAGAAAAACAGCTAGAAGATTTGTTTCTAGAGTGCGTGATGATAGTAGAGTTGAGTTATTATTTGGCTCTGGTGTTAGTTCTGATGCGGATGAAGAAATCATTCCTAATCCTAAAAATGTCGGACATGGTTTAGAATATTTACGACGTACTACAACGTCAAATGTTGATCCATCTAACTTTTTATATACTAGTACATATGGTATTGCGCCGTCAAGCACAACATTGACCATCAAGTATTCATTTGGTGGATCAGTAGAAGAAAATGTTGGTGTTAGTTCTATAGTTAATATAGATAATGTATCATATCTTAATGAAACAGGTACTGTAGATTTAACTTCTACTAAAGAAACTTTAGCAGTGATAAATAATGAATCGGCTCAAGGTGCTCGATCAAAACAAAATTTAGATTCGATTAGACAAAATGCAATAGCACAATTTGCAGCACAGAGTAGAGCAATAACAAGAGAAGATTATATTGCTCGTGTATATTCTATGCCAGGAAGATTTGGGACAATATCTAAAGCATATATTGTAGGCGATACACAAATCAATACTTCAGATAAGACATATCCGGCAGAGACTATATCTAATCCATATGCTTTAAATTTATATGTTTTGGCTCAAGATGTAAATAATTGTTTTACTAGTGCAAATCAAGCATTATTAGAAAACTTAAGAACATATTTATCCCAATACAGAATGTTAACAGATGCTATTAATATTAAGGCAGCATTTGTTATAAATTTAGGGGTAGAATTTGAAGTTATTCCTAAACCGAATAACAATTCAAATGAAATAGTATTGAAATGTATCGATAGACTAAAAACATTATTACATCAAGACAGAATGCAAATTAATGGACCATTAAATATATCATCTATTATATCTGATTTAGATAGTCTGGAAGGAGTTCAGAGTATACCGACATTTGAATTTGTTAATTTACATAAAACAAGTAAAGGCTATTCTGGAAATGAATATAGTATCTCAGGTGCTATAAAGAATAATATTTTATATCCATCATTAGATCCAAGTATATTTGAAATAAAATATCCTAATGCAGATATTAAAGGAAAAGCTGTTAAGCCATAGGGATAAATTATGAAAAGAATATTTTACGCAGAACGAGATACAACATTATATGAAAGATATGCTGATAGAAACGCTGGTGTTGATGAAATATTAGAACTCACAAAAACAGCATCCGGATCTCGTTTATCAGGTGTTATACTAGCCGATACATATAATTCTAGAATCTTAATTGATTTTGGGACTGAGATAACTGCACTATCACAATCAATTGTATCAGGTGA